TATCATTTAAAACAAGATTAGCAACATCAAAAGAACCTGCTGATCTTATTGGCTGTAGACCTTGAGTGTTTGGTGCTTTTGGAATCACAGTTCCTGGCACGAGATTAATTGTATCAACATTAATAACTCCATCATCATCTATCTGATAGATACCAGAGATTGCCATCTGAGCATTTTCTAATATTAATTCTATTGTCAGGTTACATGTTTTGATTGCACTAAGGGCATTCACAGCAGGACCTCTGCCATAAATCTCGCCTGATGCTTTGCTCCATCTAAAAGCTATAAAAGGATTTGAGCCTACACCTTTATAGATTTCAGACATAATCATTGTCTTGTCTGCTACATCTATAATGTAATATCCATACTTTTCTTCATTTATATCATCATATAATTTACATGATACTTCTAGTATTTTTGTTTTAGATTCAGGGTGATCTTGTATTCTTTTTGCTATATTTGGTGTCAATACAGCATTAGGAAAAGCAATCATTAAGTCTTCATTCTTAATCATTCTTTCTCTATAAACATGATCAACCCTTCCATCAGGACCAGTGTCAAGAACTACATGAGGTAAAGGTATAGATTGAAACCTTATTGGATTTACAGCATCTCCCTCCATTACGCATAGGACTGCAGTTCCAAGTGCTAAATCTATAAAACACTCATGTATTTCTTGAGCAAAGTTTGATGTCTGAAGAACTTCAAAAACGTAATCAGTCACTTCATCAAGTGCATTATTTACGTCATCTCTTTCTTCTTCAGGTACTTCTGAGCCAGTTACAAAATCTGCCCATCTGGCGAAATTTGGAGTAAGACCTGATTGTAGTCTTGATGCAAATTCTTGTATACCGACAACAGCAGTTTCATCAAATATCTTATCATCTCTACGTTGACCTGCTGAATAATTTTTAAATCCTTGTCTTTGTGGCAAACAATATTCAAAGATTTCATCATACAACTCTTCAAACTCTCGCCTTATAGCAAGAGCCTTTTCATATCGTTGCATTAAATGTTCAGCAGTTTTCTCGTGCATCTATGAAAAATACCTATTATAAAATCCTATTCCACCACCTCGACCTCGAAGTAATGAACGTCTACCTGAGCCTTTTCTAATATTAGAAATATTCTGTTCAAGAACATCTTGACGTGCTTCTGCACGTCTTCCAGTTTCTTCTTCTTTTGCAGATTCTCTTTCCATTTCGGCTTCTTTTTCCTCATCTGTTGGAGGAGGAGGACTTGATGAACCACCACCACTAGGTAAACACATATTAAACTCCTTTACATTCTTGCCCAAAGACCTTGTCTTCGTGGCTGTTTTGCTCTTCGATTAAATACATCATAATCTACCCTAGCATTAAATGTTTCAATAGGTCTAGTCATTCCTAATACTTGTCTGCCTTCTCCTGCTCCTAGCATGAGATACTGCATTGCATCATGGATATGCGAGTACCTATCCTTTAAAGGTTTATCCTCATAGCGTTCTCCTGACACTTGGAGTCTTCTATATTGATAACCCCCTTCAAACCCTTTTATCAGTTCTTTACACCTAAAGTCAATTAAAATCCCTGATTGACCATCTACCATTCTATTTAAAACAGAAGAAACAGACTCTATTCTTAAGGCTACATCATTACTTGTTGTTGGCCTTGCCATCAATCCTGCACCTCTTAAAACCTGAAAAGGAGTGCTTTCATCTGTCTGTGCCCTGAAGTCACCTGCAGGATCACCAAATATATTAACCTCTAAGTTATTATAACGTGTTGCTATTTCAGAACGAAGTAATTCTGCAAACCTAACAATGCCCATGTCAAAGGCTACAATTTCTTGCAATATAATCCAACGACCACGAACCTTCTGACCAAAAACAGCAGCAGGTGTAAGACCAAAGTCCAGTCCAATATAAAGTGGCACACCATCTGCAACTGGTATTTCTTCTTTTGATACATGAGTATCTGCAACAAACATATTATAAACTGGCTTTCCGTCTTGTATAGAGCCAAGCCTATTCATTACATACACATCTATCCAAGACTTTGTTTTTCCTTGAACAAGATTGGGATAATACGATTCTAAAATATTTTTTCTATTTTCTGCTTTTGGATTTGGCTTGTAGCCACTCACAGAACCATCTTCATCTTTTTCTTCTATCATGCCACTAGGCTGTGTAAAAAACTGCCAGTTATCAGGTTTAACAAGCATACGACTTTCTTCTAAAGTTATATGATCAGGTACTGGAACTTCTCCACTCATAATAGACCACCAATGATCTTCTTCAGGACTATTGGTATCACAGATAACACCTGACCAAGTTGCACCACCATCTTTAACCGAAGGATATCTTCCTACTCTCATAGTACAAGCATCTATTATTGACTTGGGTATCTCCCTTGCTTCGTTGACCCAAACCCCAGTAAGTTCCAAAGATAATAACTTCTTTACATCTTCAGGTCTGTCAAGTGCCAAAAAAATAACTTCCATCTCAAGATCGCCTGCAGTAATCATATGAGTATAAGGAACTGACCAAGCAAACTTACCCCATTCATTTTCAGGAAACCAGTCAAGCCAAGTCTTAATTGTTGTTGTTCTAAGTTGTGGGTTAGTATTTCTGATGACTGCCCATCTGCTTTTTCTCTTGCCTGACTTATCAGGTTCTTGCATTAAGGCTCTTCTGAAAATTTCTATACTACACCCTACTGACTTGCCACTACCAACTGGACCTCTAATGCCACGAAAAAAAGTATTGTCTTTCATAAAAGCCTTGAGGACATCTCCATCAGGTTTGTATTTAAATTGTATCAATCTTTGTGTTCTTTCCTATGCGTAACAATTTATCCACAGTCTCAGGACCAATAACAGAAATAACTTTATCGGCTTCTCGATCTGTACAGAATTGTTCAGGGTGATGTTTAAGATGTACACGTTTGACAACGTGCCTGAGTATTCTTCTTTCTTCAGGTTTAAGTGTATGGAGAAAACTCATTTAAGAAAACTTTCTATAGCTTTTCGTTTTCTTAGCAATCGACTTGGGTTGTTTAGATACTTGTTTTCCTTTTCTAATTGCCCTGCGTTTCGCAGCCGAAGTCTTGGAGTATTCAGAGGAAGAAAGAGCCTTAATTGCTTTTTCAGGTAAATAACGTTCGCCAGTAGCGTTTGGTCCTTGAGTACTAGGTTTACCTGATTTGGTTCTCCACTTCTGTCTAGTCCATGCACGAAGCGACCTTTGTGACTTTGCAAGTGCCATTATTTATAATTAAACTCCATAGGATCAATTCCTAAATCTTCGAGCATTTCTTTCATCATTTTCATTTTTTCTTTTTCAGGCATAGAATCAGGCTCAAGTCCTCTTTCTTCTAAGTAACTTCTAAAACTCAAACTATCTAAGTTTGCCATTTTTTTTATATCTGATTTACTTTTTAAAACACTCTTTTTTTTCTTTGGAATAGCCATTATCTATATCCTCCACCTTTAGCTTTATATTGTTTAGCCAACATCTGTGCTTTCCTTGCTGACCATTGACCTGACCTACCACCTTTGTTTCCTGCTTTAATCCTATTAAACAAAGCACGTCTCATGGCAGGTTTGGTATAATTTCCTGCTGCGTTGACTGCCATTACTTTTTCTTTTTAGAAGCTAAAATTTTTTTCTTCAGACTTGCAGGAAGTGTCTTCTGCTTTCCAGTAAGAGTAGATTTTTTAGCAGGTCTACCTCTCTGACTTCCGTAAGTTCCTTTACCCATTGGCATAGCTTTCTCCTTTTCTAGTTGGTTAAGTTTTTTTCTTAGACTTCTTTGCTTTATTTCTTTTACTAATAGCTCTAGCTTTTGCACGAGCATCTGCTTTAGACGAAGCACCCCATGCACGAAGCGATAGTAATAAACGAGTAGGTCTTCCTTTAGCATCTCTCTCTGGTCCTTTCATGTTGCCCATACGAGCAAGAAAACTTGCACGTCTTGGATTATCCCCTGATTTGACTGGTGCTTTTAATGTGCCACCTTTATAACTGGCACGACCCTTAGCGTTTAAACCACCTTTGGGATTCTTTCCTTCTTTTCGTGTCCATGCAGGTGTCTTAGCCATTACGAGCCTTTTTGAATATTAATGTTTGTATAAGAGGTTGTTGTGATGGGGTAGCACAGTTTTTTGTCCCCACCCCCATCATATCGCTCTTATCCACTAAGCATAATCCTAAACAGACAGTCATGTCAAATCTATACTAACTTGTATGTTACCACTGACTAGACTCATGGACTTCTCTATAGGCTTATACCCTGCTCTGTCTAGTATATCTTTACTGGCTTCAAGTTGAACATACTCACTTTTAGCTGATTGACTTAGCTCTAACATCTTATGAGAGGCTTTCGTAGCATTCAATCCTATTGTCTCTCTAATCCTTTGTTGCATATACTCTTGTATATGTGGCAACCTCAAAGTCTTACTGGCTGTCACTCTTCCTGATTCACCACTTGAGTAACCTGCAATAATACTTGCTTCTTTTATACTACAACCATTTGCTACATACGTATCAACTAACAGCCTTTGTCGTTTAGTCATTCTTATCTTATCCAACACGATAACACCCCCTTACCCCCTCTTTTTAAAACACAAACAAAAACCTTGTCAAGGGTATTTATCAAACGCACACTCACACACAAATACACACAACCTCATGCCATACTGATTCAGAAACGCAACGATTTCCAGTCTAAGCTAATCATCAGTATCTAGGCAAGTGGTCGCTGAAGAAGCGACAAGGGTTGCCTAGCTACTGTGAATCGCACGGAATGCTGAAGTGCATTCCTTAAGACCCCAAACCGTTAACCGATCGTTGCGTTTCTCGGAGTCTGTATGGCATGCAAAGGAGTATGATTCAAGAAAAGTCATTACAAACTAAATATGAAATTACTTCATATTTAGTTGTTCTTTACATAACACGCAAAGAACCAAACGTGATGTTTTTAGGGGAAGCAAACTACGCTCGAAAGCATATCATACCAGTAAAGAGTAACTGTTATGCTCTGTTTTCTATGCACCCAAGTATTGCATAACAGTTATCAGCTAAAGCTGACTAACGCTCTTGACTTGGTATGTGTACAACAATGTGATTTGCTTCCCCAAAAAACTGAAGTGAATCATCAACAATAACGTTAACTAGACAACAAAGGAGAATAACATGTCTAAATCAACAAACGAAAGAATCTTTGACATTATGAGCTTAATAATTGACGAGATCAACACAGACCAACTTGACACACCTGACAGAAGAGTCAACGAAGTATCAGGAGAAATCAATCCTTACTACAATCGTGACGCTGTCTACTTTCTAGGTGGCATTATCAATCAAATAGCTTGGTCTTTATCTTCAAAGAGTAAATATATCAACGATATCGAGCATAAGATGGCAACAGAAACAGAGAACAATCCAACTAATGCAGATACCGAAGCATTAGGTAGAGCCATGACAACAGCATCAGCATCTTACCAAAATGCATTGTTCATATACGATCTCTTTGTCAACACATTCAATGCTCTAACTGGTTGGACATGGAATGATGGCAAACAAACTGAAGACTTTGGTCAGAAATGGTTTGCAGAATACAAAGACAATCTCAATGGCAACAAGTACAGTACAAAGTACTCAGCCAAAGACAGAGAAGATACAATCAAAAAAGCAGTTGCACAACAACTCAAGAAACTTTCAATTGTAGATTCAAAGTCTAGCAAATAAACATCAGGCAGGGGTTAACAGCCTCTGCCTTTTTTTTTATGCTTCGACTTCTTTTGACTCGCCAAAAGAAGCAAAACCGACTTCCATTTTAGAAACGGAAGCCAAACGACCTAACTATATATATACCAAGAATAACCTTGAAACAGCTAATACTATTCACACAGCAGTTGGAAGTAGCAACTCAAGTTAGTAGTAGCAAATCAAACAAAATTGCATTCATTATTTCAAATTGTAAAATGAAAGTGAGGTAATCAAATGATAAATGTAATGTGTATTATTGTAGGTACAATAACTGTAATGTTATCACTCATGTTCTGCTATGAATATTCAGGTGGAGATGAATGGTTGTACCTATTTATATTAAGTTATACTTGTGGTCTATGTACTGCAGTATATGGAGTAACCAACATATGTGAAAGGAGAAAGAGATGAATCACATAACACAAATCAAACACATGAAACCATATCTTGATGAATATAATTTCGATATCGTCACTCTACCAGTAAAAGGTTACAGAGAATATGATAACCTATCATTTAACTTAGTCGATATACCTGATCGAATGTCGATACACAAAAAAAGTGATGGCACATATCTAGGCAATCATTCAACTGCATACAGACCAGTTGAACACAAATCTATCGTTGATCCTATTTATGAAATGATGGAAAAAGTATCAGCAGACTTTGTGCCAGACATAAGAGTCATGCAAAATGGTTCAATGTTAAAAGCTACATTTACTTGTAAAGATATTACAATACAAGACCCTGCTCTTCAGGACTACATTGCATTTCGAATCACAGTTCGCAACTCATACAATGGTGCTTGGTCTGTTATGATTACAGCAGATGGATTACGATACTGGTGCAATAATGGGTGTACAACTGCAGATAAGATTGCCAACTATACACAGAAACATAATGGCAAATTCTATTACAAGTTTGAACACATTGAGCATTTGATACAAGAGTTCAAAAGTAATGAGCAACGTTATCGTGCATGGTATAACACACCAGTTACGCACCATGACGCAAATGAAATGTTCAATAAACTTACTTACACACCAAGACCAACAGTTGATGGCAGGTATCGTAATGAAAGACAATTCCAAACTCTCATGGATATTTGGGCAAGATATCAAAAAGATATTGGTTGTAATAAATGGGGTTTATACAATGCAGTAACTGATTGGATATCTCACCCACAAGAAGTAAAAAATAAACACAAAACTACTGTCGAAAGAAACAGTAAGTTGCTATCATATATGAACAGACCCAATTCAATGTTCTATATGAAAGGAAGTTACGGAACAATCTAATATAAAGGAGGTACAAAATGACACTATTAGGTTTCAAAAAACAAGAGTTGTCTACTTGCAGATCTATTGCAACTATTGCTACACCTAATGAGTACAGATTAATCTATACTCACATGGCATCACTTCAATGTGACAGAGGTGGACTCAATGAAGAAGCATGGGTAAATAAAATGACTGCTATGACAACTAAAGTACATGAAAGACAATATGCTGACAGACAAGCAAGTACAATGATTCAAGATATACTTGATGATGCAGCAGTCAAACACATGAACTTCAAATGAAGAATACAGTAAGGTATCAATACAAATCAATAATAGAAAAATTAGTCTTTCTCCGTAAGATGAGAAGACTTTCACAAGAAAAATTAGCATTAGAGATTGGTGTTGATACCAAACTGTTTGGTGAGTGGGAACGCATGGTGCGTGAACCACGTCTATTTAATCTGCTATGTTGGTGCGAAGCATTGCAGGTTTATTTAATTGTAACAGCTACAGATGAGGAGTTTTAAATGACACAAGAAGTAGTAAAATTAATAAGAGTTAATGCAGATAGAGCTAATTTATATGGTAAACTAGCTGCTATGTATCAGATACAATCTTTAATTCAAAAAGAAATAAATGAACTAGAACGTAAGCTAGATAAAAATGCCGAGCAAGAGTAAACGAAAAGGTAACTACCATGAGAATTGGTTTGTAAAATTATTCAACTCATGGGGGTTACCTGCTAAAAAAGTACCACTATCAGGTAGTCTTGGTGGTGAGCATACTGGTGACATCAAACTAATTATCAATGATAAAGAGTATGTTGTTGAAATAAAATACAGAGCAGTAGATAAATTTCCTAGTGTTTTCAAAGTGTTACAAGGAAAAGATATTGCAATGTATAAACGTAAAACTGGTGATCCAAGATGGGTCGCTATAATACCTGATAAAATATTTAAGGAGTTAATCAAATGAATTATCATTTAAGTTGTGTAATATGTAAAAAAGATATAGAACCTGATCGTGATAAAGATGGTCATATCTACTGGCATGGTGGTCACAACCCTGAACCTATACATGATACTGGATATTGTTGTGGCAAATGTAATAGAGATATTGTTGTACCTGCACGTATGACAGAAATTAAATTGCAATTACATAGTAAGAGAGGTGACAATGGGAAACTTACAAAATAATATATACCTTGAGTGGGAACAAAAGGTAGCAGAAATCAAAGGACTTGAAGATAAAATCAGTGAGTCTGAAGATGTGGCTGAAGTCAAAAGGTTTGTAAACTATAATATGAAACCAAAACTTCAGTATGAAAAAGAATGGTGTGATTTTTTCGCAGAACAAATGTACAACAACTACTGGGAGAACTATCTGTGGCGAAACTGACATCAGAGTGGCAACCAAGCCAAGAAGTAATCAATCAATATACGGAGGTAAACCATGATCGAGAAACTAAATACTTCAAACATTTCTATATTACAAACCAATACAGCAGAGGAGATTGGGATCAAGTCTATAGCCAATGGTGTCAAAGACAACTTAATCGCAAAAACTCTAATCGAACAAGCAAGTACAGACCCAAACAAAGTAACCAAGTCGACAGTTTCTATCTTGGAGTCTATAATGAATTGCAAGATAACGGAACAGACTAACAATCAATATGTGTTTGCACGTTGGCAAATGCCTACAATATCAGAGTGTGCTTATCAACTCAAAGCCAACAAGCCTGCAGTAATGAAAGCATTGCGTGAGTGCATGACTGTAGCTGATCCCAAAGACATACATCAATGGCTCATTGAAGTCATGGTATGCACAGCCAAGCAAAGCCACCTAACACAGAAAGACTTAGCCTTCAAAGCCAAAGTCTATGCCAAAAAGTTTGAGCATGTACCTGCAGACATAATGAAGTATGCTTGTGAGAAAGTCATTATGAACTGTAAGTTCTTTCCAACTGTAGCAGAGTTCCATGAGTTCATTGAACCAATGCTGCACTATCGTAAGTCATTGGTCGAAGCAGTATCAAGTAAACTAATTTCAGCAATAGGAGAATAATATGAAACTTGAAGATCACCCAACAAAAAAAGTTTTAATAAGTGAAGCTACACGAGTATCAATAGAAACGACAATTACCTTAGAAAAAATGAAAGGTAATCATAGTTTCAAAAACGTATGGCTTGGTAATGGTTGGCTGTCCAAAGATGTAGATGGCAAAATTACTTTTACACCAACAAAAGATTTACCATATTAGGAGGATAAAATGAAAGAATATATTGTAACTTCTTCTGCAATAGTTTTGAATGAATATACTATAAAAGCAGAGTCTGAGGAACAAGCTAGAGATAAATGGGAACAAGGTGAATACATTGGCTTTGAAAGAAAAGAAGAAGTCAGCGAACAATTTGAAGGAGTAAAAGAAAATGAAAGATATATATATAGTTTAAAAATGGAGAGTGAAAATGAGTGAAGAAAGATTTGAAGATGCACCTGAAGCATTGAAAGAAAAAGATTATGATCGGTACATACCTAAACCCTATATGAATTATTTCATGTCTGTTAAATATTATTCAGATAGAGATGAAAAAATTCAACCCAAAGGTATGACTGCTGATTACAGAGGTTATGCGAAAGCTTAGGTTCGCATGGCAAGTAGAGATTAGTTCCATGGCTAAGTTTTGTTAGTTGAGTATGGT